CACCGAAGTCGTGGAAGGCCGACGACGCAAAGGCAAATAACGAAGGCTCATTGAGAGAGGGCATAGCATATCTCCGGCAGTATGAGGAAATAGTTATTCACGAGCGGTGCAAACATACCGCCGATGAGTTTAAGTTCTATGCATACAAGGTGGACAAGCTGACCGGGGAAGTATTGCCGATCATCGTTGATGCGTGGAACCATTGTATTGATGCAATTCGGTACGCCCTTCAACCCCTTATTCGGCAAGGCTTTTCCTGGGAGAATCTTATATGATCGGTGGCATTTCTGACACGGACCTTACGAAGGCTATGAATACCGCCAATCCCAAAGGCCGGACCCTCGATGGCCTTATCAATCTGACCTCAAAACTTGGATACGGCGCTGACAACCAAATGTCCCAAGGCTATTACAGTATGGGCAGCTTCATCTCTCGGCGGCGCACCGAGCTTGAAGCCATCTACCGGACCTCTTGGAGCCTGGGCAAGATCGTAAATATCATCGCGCAGGACATGACCAGGGGTAAAGCAGAGATACAGACCGACGACCTCCAGCCGGACCAGATAGCCCAAATGTACCGGGCAATGGGCCGCCTGCGCATATGGCATGATCTGTGTAATTGCCTCAAATGGGCGCGACTCTTCGGCGGCGGCCTTGCCATTATGATGATCGATGGACAGAAAGCGGAAACCCCGCTCAACATTGACACGATCAGGCCGGGGCAGTTTAAGGGCCTTCTTGTTCTCGACAGGTGGCTTGTCAACCCTACTCTTGGGGATGTGGTTACTGATATGGGCGTCAACCTCGGGATGCCCATGTATTATGAAATTATCGGGGACGCGGCAGGTCTGCCGGGCCTCAAGGTTCATCACTCGCGAGTTATCCGCTTCGATGGCCTCGAGATGCCCTACTATCAAAAGAAATACGAGAACTCTTGGGGTATCTCCGTTGTCGAGCCCATGTATGATATCGCAATGGCGTTCGATTCCCTTATCCTGGGAGCGGGGCAGCTTGTCTTTAAGGCTCACCTCCGCGGTATAGGGGTAGACGGCTTGCGGCAAGCATTGAGCATAGGCGGCAAAGCTGAAGAGGCCGTAATAAAGCAGTTTGAGTACATCCGCATGATGCAAACCAACGAAGGCCTGACCCTCCTGGATGCAAAAGATACCTTTTGGACTCAGGCTTATTCCTTTTCCGGTCTGCCCGAAATGATAGTTCAGTTTGAGCAACAGTTTGCCGGTGCGGGCGATATCCCCCTTGTGCGCTTCTTCGGCATGAGCCCGGCGGGCCTCAACTCAACGGGCGAATCGGATCTCCGCAACCATTATGACCATATCAAGGAAGAGCAGGAAAGCCAGCTACGGGCCCCCCTTGAGGAAAAGCTATTCCCGGTTCTTTGCCGGTCGGTCCTCGGTATCCCTTGGCCGGAGAACGCCACTATTGAATTTAACTCCTTGTGGCAGATGACGGACAAGGAAAAGGCGGACATGGCGAAGGTTGATATTGACGGGGTGAATGAGCTTTACAATTCCGGCCTACTCACGCAGAAGATGGCACTTACCGAACTCAAGCAGGGCGCAAAGGTTCATGGCCGGTTTAGCAATATCACCGATGAGGATATTGAGCGGGCAGACGACGAGTTGAAGCCGAAGGACGAAATGTTTGGTGGACCGGGGCTACCGGGGTTTGAAGGGAAGCAGAGCCCTACCAAAGATGCCGACTTTGTAGAGAGTGAACATCCAAGAGATGAAGAGGGAAAGTTTAGTGAATCGGGCGAAGGAGCCGTAGCGAAGCAGCCAGTCACACAGAAAAAATCTGTGCCATCTTCCTGGCATGACCTTGATGTAAACTCTCAAGCAAAATATAAGCGTATTGCCCACCTCAACACTCAATTTGAATCAGTGAAAGAGCAAAACGACAGCAAAGCCCATAAAGATGAGCGCGCAGCCTGTCTCAAGCTTATAATATCAACAGGGATAAGGCCAGGAAGCGACAAAGATACTCATGCCAAGAAAAAAGCGTACGGGGCCACAACCTTGGAAGGGCGGCATGTTGTTGAGGAGAATGGAATCATATATCTTCGTTATGTTGGGAAAAAAGGGGTTGACCTTAATATCCCCGTCCACGATAAAGAGGTAGCCTCTATGCTCTTGAAACGAAAAAAGGTGGCGGGCGAAAACGGCAAGATATTCGATACCCGTGCTGATAAACTTTCTGAATACACTCATAGCCTCGATGGAGGAGAATTTAAAACCAAAGACTTTAGAACACATTTGGGAACTGTTACTGCAATTAATATTATCAAATCAGAAAATCCTCCCAAAACTGAACAGGAGTATAGAAAGAAAGTAATGCTTGTAGCTAAGATGGTGAGCGCAAAGCTTGGGAATACTCCCGTCGTGGCATTACAGGCGTATATAAATCCCCTCGTATTTTCGGGATGGAGGAAGGCTATATGATGGACAATCGAGACGACATAGATGATCCTGATGATGAGGAAATGGGAGAAACACCCAAAGACGTGATTGAGATACTTGGCTTTGATCCGAAGGAATTTGAAACGAAAACAACTACTGACTCTTTCCTGTCTCGTATCTGGCAGAAGGTGAAAAATGCCTGATTACATCCGCGCTATCAGGGCCGCTATTGCATCCGAGTATGATGCGATCAGGCTTTATGAAGAAATAGCGGAAGACGCTGGAACGCCTGATAAGGTGAAAAAGGTTATGCTCTCCGTGGCCCGTGAAGAAAAAGTACATGCCGGAGAATTTCTTGAACTCCTTTGCAATCTCTCCCCCGATGAGGCAGCGGCTTATGCCGAAGGGCAGAAAGAAGTTGAGGGGACGAAATGACCTTCACCGCCTGGGCCTTCAGACAGATAAGGGAAGAATCATATCGGCGGGCATTGTCCCGCCTTTTCAATGCCTTTGATTTCACCATCTCCGAAGAGACCCCGCTTGATGATATCGTGAACGCTATCCGTGATTATATGCAGTCCGATGGGTTTCGGGAGGGCGTATGGTCCTCAGCATCAGATATGATCACCGGCCTCATGGTAGACAACGCTCGCACATGGCGTGAGGCTGCGTCAGAAAGTGGCAAGGGCCGCTTGATATATGAAGCCCTGCGTAACGAGATGACCGGGCCGGTAGGCTCAAAAATGAGCATCATGGCGGCAGAGAACGCGCGACTTATATCCACGTTCACGGACGACCTTCAAACGATGGTGGCAAACTTCATACGGCAGGAATCGCAGAAGGGAAGAAGACCGGAAGCGATAGCGGACGACCTGATAAGCCAGTACCCGGATATCACGAAAGCGAGAATCAACCTGATAGCCAGGACCGAAACGGCAAAGAGTGCCACGGAATTGACGAAGGCGCGGGCCGATCAGTTTGGGTGGAGCTATTATGTATGGAGAGCTAACCATGATTCACGGGTACGATCTTCTCATCGGCATATGGATGGTGTTGTTTGCGATTGGAACTCTCCCCCCAACCCGGAAGCCTTGAACCATGAAAAGCGGAATTATGGTGCTTATGCTCCGGGCTGTATCTTTAATTGTCGATGTTTTGGCCAGGTTATTATCAGGCCGGAGCGGATAGAATGGCCCCGGAAGGTGCACATCCAAGGCCAGATTGTCATGATGACCCTGAATGAGTTTCGGCAGCTGGGAGGGATGGAACGTGCAGCCTGACGAGGATAGGGAGCGACTTATAAAATGGTCCGTAAGGCTGAAGACTCGTCTTATGCTGAAGGTCTTCGCTCTCAATAGCGTGCTTCGCTTTTATGATGATCTGACCGATGAACAGATGCAGGCCATTTGCGATAGGGTGAATAATCGTGCAGCCTGACCCGAAGCAAGAAATATTTGCAATCCTCAAGAAACATGCTATTATACAGGACAACGAGACAGGTAAGGTGATAATTCATATGTCGAGCGGGGGGATTACGAAGGTCACGAAGCCGGATAAGGATGTGCTTAAATGATTGGATGGGAAAGAACAGAGTTAATTCGCTGGTATGCGAGAAGGGCTGATATAGCTCTTGGGTTCGTTCCTGATTGGTTTGGCAGTGATGAGCCGATAAAATACCGAGATCAATTGTTTGGCCCCTTCACCTGGGCAGTGCATTTTGTTTATAGGTTTTGCCAGACAATTCGATACCGTTTCTTTCCCCCGAAATACAAGAAAATGGCCTTTATCGTAGGGGAACTTGAGAAGCTGGACAAGGATTGTTTGAAATGAACTACTTTAAACAGGCCCGGAGAATGTACGAGGGCGATCAGTTTTTTATTTATCTTGACCTGATGGTTGATATCGCATCATGGGCAAGAGAGGCGCTTATGGAAAAGAGAGAAAGAGTAATTTACGTAATAGCATAACCCCGGATAGCAATTAACCGTCTTCGGACGGAGCTAATTAGCCCGGAATGAGATTGACCTTAAACGGTCGTCTTGTTCCGGGCTTTTCATTTTCAGGAGGTAGCGACATGGCAAAGAAGCAGAAGAAAGCAAAAAAGCCCAAAGGAGGCGTAAAGAAATGAAGAGAACAACGCTGTTAATGTTATTGGTAGTGGCCTTCCTGGGCCTGATGTTTTCAACCAGCTTCGCGGCAGGCGGGGGGAGCATCAATATCGGATGGGGCGGGACTTCCATGAAGACGGCAGCAGGTGGCGCATTATGTGTGACTACGGCAGCGACCACGGCGATATACGGCGTCTTGTCCTACGTGCAGAAGTAAAGGGCCTGATAGTTGAAATTCTATACCGCAGAGCAACTTTCTCCCCGGATAGGTAAGACCCCGGAGGGATTTATCGTTGCGTATGACGTTCCAATAGCCCGCACTGGTGAATTGGTCTACAACAAGGCCGAGGCTGGTATGATGCCATGGCTTAATGACTTCGGAACTGATGCAAGCGGTAACGTAATAATCATGCGGGAAGATAGCGAAGTATTCAGACCGGAGACCTTGGAAAGCCTTCAGGGTAAACCCGTGACTATCAATCATCCCGACGATATGGTGAACCCGGAGAACTGGAAAGAACTCGCCAAGGGAACCGCGCAGAATATTAGACGCGGAGAGCGGGAGCAAGCGGACCTTATTCTTGCCGACCTTCTCATTACCGATCAGGTAGCAATAGGGGCCGTCATGGGTGGTTTAAGGGAAATCAGCGTTGGCTATGATGCCGACTACGAACACCTGGGGGATGGCCGGGGCAAGCAGACAAACATCATCGGCAACCACATAGCCCTCGTGCAGCGCGGCAGGGCCGGTATCCGATGTTCAATTCAAGACGCGGCACCATGTACGGGCTGCGGAAAGTGCAAGTGCCACGACAAAGACAATAAGGAGGTAGCACCCGTGAAATTCAAAGATACCGCAATGGGTAAGAAATTGCTTAGCTTCTTCGATGCCGACATGGAAGAGGAAGAGAAGAAAGACAAAAAGGAAACCGAGGACGGCGAGCCTGAATGGGCCGGTGAGCTCAAGAAATCCCTTGACGGCCTGAGAAAATCCCTCGACTGCTTCGGCAAGAAGACCAAGGACGAGGCCGAAGAAGAGGAAGAAGAGAAGAAGAAAAAGACCGAAGACGACAAGGAAGACGAAGCGGACAAGAAAGAGGACGAGAAGGACGCCGAAGAGGAAGAGAAGAAGACGGGCGACAAAAAGACGAAGGATGCCGCCCCGGACAATGATCTTCTCTCTCGTATGGAAATCCTCACCCCCGGATTCAAACCCCGTGGCGTCACCCGTGATGCGATCATGCGCGAAGTCATGGGAGTTGTGCAGACCTCTGACGCGAACCTCGTCAAGCCCTTCGGCGTAACTGACTTCAAAGCCGCGAAGTACCACACGGTAGACGCGGTATTTATGGCAGCTTCGACCTTAAAAGCAGAGCGCAATAATGCGCAGTTTATCACGCGGGACTTCAAAGGTGCTTCGAACACCACTGACAGCCCCGCCGATCTCAACAAGAAATATGCCGACTTCTGGCAGACCAATAAAGGGAGGTAACGCACATGAGTAACTTTGCTTTAACCTATCGCGCACCTGCCGGAATACCCGGCGCAGTCACAAGAATGGAACATGCCACAATCGAAGCGGGCATACTGAATGCCTCGTATCCTCCGCTCAAATTCGGTATCCCGATGAAGCTGGCCTCCGGGCACTATGTCCCGGTAGCCTCCACCGACACCCTGACAAGCGTCATGCCCAACGGCGGTATCCTTGTCCGGCCCTTCCCGATGCAGAGAAGCACCAACGAGGCCCTTGGGACCAATGTTCCCGACCTCACCTATACGACCATATGTAACATCCTGAAGCGTGGATACATTAACGTGAAAGTCAACGCCTCTCTGCCCGCCGCAGTCCCGGCCAAGGGCGGCGTGGTGTACGTCCGTAAGACCGATCACGGCGCGGGTGAGTATCCGTATGGCGGCATTGAGTCCGATGCAGACAGCGCGAAGTGTGAAGCACTACCAGGTGCCTATTTCACCGGCACGATGGACGCAGACGGCAATTGTGAAATTGCCTACAACATCTAAGGGGGTATTGAGACATGTTGACATATGACAGAAAAACGATAGACAGCGCGGGAGCCTTTCTGGTAGGCGAGCTTGAAAGGCTCGACCCTACCCTCAATCTGCCCCTCTTAGAGTATTCGTGGAGCAGGGATATCAAACTCAGGGAGGACGTTTCCGTTGCCGATGAGACGAGCTCCTTCACCAACACGACCTGGGCCGCCACGGGCGGGATAAACCCGAATGGCAAGAACTGGGTAGGCAAGGACTCCAACGCCATCGCCAGCATATCCCTGGACATCGGCAAGACGGTAAACCCCCTGTACCTGTGGGCCATGGAGCTCGGATGGACCGTGCCGGAGCTTCTTTCCTCACAGCAGATCGGAAGGCCCGTGGATATGCAGAAGTACGATGCCATGCAGGACAAGTACCAGATGGACATCGATGAGCAGGTCTATATCGGGGATTCGAGCCTCGGCGTCTATGGCCTCTTGAACTCAACCGCGATTGTCACCACGGGCAACGTCGCCTTGAACGCCGCCGGTACTTCCCGTAATTGGGCCGACAAGACCCTTCAGGAGATTCAGACGGATGTTAACGCTCTCCTGTATGCCGTTCATGCCGCGACGGGCTGGAAGGTCTGCCCGAGAACGCTTCTCCTGCCCTTCAGCCGGATATCGACCCTTGCCGGTATGGATGCCGGTATCGCCGGTTACAGGTCCGCGCTTGAGTGGATAAGAATGAACAACTACGCCAACGTAGTCAACGGCGCGGAACTTGAGATCAAAGGCGTTAAATGGCTTGAGGCCGCGACAGCAACGGGGCTCACCTATGCCCGTATGTTCGCCTATACCAACGACAAAAAGTACGTCCGGTATCCGCTGACCGCCCTTCAGAGGCTGCCCCTTGAGTATCGGAGCCTTTACCAGTTGACAACCTATTTCGGCAGGCTCGGCGTGGTGGAATTTCCTTACCCCGTCACACAGGGATTTTACGATCAAATTTAAAGGAGAGAGAGAATATGGCAAGGATATACAGCAACAGGCCAACAGCTTTTAACTTCGTACCGGGGAGCAGCTACAAAGACGCGATCACCATAGTCCCCGGTGATAACACGATTCCCGACAAGTGCCTGGACGATGATTATATCAAGTCACTCGTTGCGGATGGGAGCCTCGTACTCCCGCTTCAGGTGACAGGCGTCGGGACCGACCTGCCGGAAGATACCGGCAAAGGGAAGAAAAAGACGGATGCACCGGAAGATACCGGCAAAGGAGCCTAAAACGTGGCTGAAGATTCCAAAATAACCGCCTTTCGCGCCGACTTCCCCGAATTTGGGGACGTGACAGCATATCCCGAATCGATGATTCTATTCTGGTACGGGATTGCGGAGAAAAGGCTTATTCAAACGAGGTGGGCCGACCTTTACACGCACGGCCTTGAACTGTGCACGGCCCACTTCGTCAGCATTGCCAAAAATGAGCAGCTTGCGGCGGCAGGCGGGGGGACTCCGGGGAGCGGCATGAACGGTATGGTGGCGTCTGAAAGTGTCGGGGATGTGTCCGCGTCATACAACGTGGAGTCGATACTTGAGAAGGACGCGGGACAGTGGAACGCAACCTCATACGGTCGCATGTTCATAAACCTTGCGAACATTGTAGGAATGGGGGGTGCACAATTATAAGTGCCTCCACTTCCGTTACTTCCGGCCCGGACAAGATGAAAGGGCTTGTTGACGCTCTCAAGAAGATTGCGGCGGCAGAGGTCTATGTAGGGGTGACGGAAGCGGAAACGTCCCGGCCCGGCGAGAA